TCTTTATGTGCTTTGCTCATACCAGACGGAGCCATCTTATGGAATGATTCTTTGTCACCAGCAGTCACATGCTTACGCATCGCAGTACCAGAAGCGGACTCGATACCACCTCCACCTTCTTTGCGTTCACCGCCTACAGACTTCACTTTAATGCTCTTGAAGTTGTAGTGACCGTGCTTCATGTCCTTGCCATTATACTGGTGAAGGAGTTTATGAAATTCGTGTACACGATCTGAACCGACATGCATTGTCACATGAGTGTAACCAGCTTTGTGCAATTTCGACATCTGATGAAGCAATGTAGGATGATCCTTTGTCATAGCCTCGACCTTCGCGCCTTTCACAGCACGAGAAAGATGCTTCACTTTCTGTTCAGGAGTCAGAGGATTCTTCTTGGCATCATGAGATCCAGTCGTCAGAATCTTATGATCTGCGCCTTCTTTCTTGGCAGCATCCATGACATGCTTGACTACCATCTCGTGGCCAGCATGGACTGGATTGAATCGGCCTTGTGTGATATGAATGGACTTCATAGTGCTTTGTCCCTGTTAAAGTTAGCAGCCGAGAACTCAGCACGATCGACGATCTTTGTAGGACGATTATGTCTTACAACTACGAAACCTTCTGGCTTTGATTTCTTTCCATTGATGCTATGATCAAACTCGGCACCACTCGAAAGAGTATTGGCAAGGACATCTTTGGCTTTTTGCAAATGCTTATGCTGATTCAGCACGCTCTGAAAGTGTGCACGATTACGTTGAACGTGACCAATAGCACTTTCCATGGCAGCAGTCTTTGTGGCCTTCGATGCAGCAGTCTTTACACTATCGACTTTCTTCTGATGCGACTTCATGTAGTGGTCCATAAAACCTTCTACATTTGGCTTCGTTCCAGTGCGAACAGTATGATTGATGTATGTCTTCAGCGGAATTTCGTGGCCTTTGATGGCTTCATAAGTTTCAGGCTTGGCCTTCTTATTATGAGCTGCAGCTGCTGACATCGCTTTTGCAAAACGCTCGCGTTGTTGAGGAGTATACTTAATCTGACCAAGATCATGATCTGTCGAGATCAAGTGAACATCTCTATGCAAACCAAACTCGTTGAGATCTGGTGCATATTCTGCCTGCATGTCTTCGAGATTCTTACCATTATACTTGGTATGAACAGCAACACCGATCTTCGAGTTTACTGCTGCTTTTCCATGAGCAGAACCTTTTGGAGCAGAGTATGTAATAGTATTCGGTGTAAAGTGCACACGACCATCAGATTGGTGTACATCTTCAGACGTATGCATGATATCGCCTTGGAAAACACCCTTCTTCGGTGTCACCTTTGGAAAGTGTGCAAGGGCAGCTTTCAGTTTCGATACAAGACCTGGAGCATGACCGTGGTTACGCTCGATGTCTTCTTCTGTGTAGTTGATCTTCGGATTCTTATTGAACACAGACTTCGATGCTACAAAGAATCGACCAGTCTGAGGATGGCGGCCGAATACCACAGAAGGAGAACCATCATACTTCATGGTAACCTTCGTGCCGTTGTTCTTGCCTGTCAGCTTGTCGTGCACGTCTTTGAGATTGTGATAGGCATGAGAAAAGCCTTCATGACCAGCATTGATCACGTGATCTTCAGCATGCTCAAGATGCTTTAGTTTGGTTTCGTCAAGCTCTTCTGCAAGGAAATCTTTAAAGGTTGTCATCGTACTGTTTTTACCGATCCATCAGGATTTACAAAGAAAGCTTCGAACGTAATGTCAGGAAACTCTTTCTTCAACGAAAGAAATGCCTGAAGATTGCTAGGAGCATCATCAAACAACCGAAGCTTAGTATAGTTCTTAGTATTTATATACTTGCGAAAGATGATCTTCTTGGCTTCAGCCGAAGAGTCGATCTTCAAGTTACCAGCTCGTTCGACATGAATGTTATCGATAGGTAGACCATGATCGCGGAACGTCTGAAGGAAGATATCCTTGTTATCGAAGTCAGCTCGTGCTGTACAGATAATCACTCGGCTATGAGGATTCTTACGAGAGTTAGCAAAGATAGCCTTGGTTTTGGCAACCATTCGAGTGATTGGTTTCGATGACTTGCGAAATACCTCGGCGTTAGCAAACTCTCCGAAGTCGTAGGTTTCACCCTTCTTACGCTTGTAGGTATTGAACTCTTGATTGTCTAGCATTCTGACAGTCTTACCGTCTTTGACAACAGCAACTTTGGCGTATGTATGGAACAACGTCTCATCGATATCGAATATCGTAAGTGTACCTGTACCAACAAACTCTCTGAATCTTTTCTTTATCATAGTTTACCCTACAATGTTTTCGAAATAATGTACATGCTTATTTCACACGAACTTTAATATCGTTTGGATATTCGCCCGCTTTAGAGTTTCGAATCTCGATAAGATACTTTTTAGCAGGAGAAACAAGATCGATGTAGATCGTCTTCGTATTTTTTCCAGGATATCGAATGCCTTCTACGCGCACATTCGACAGCTTATCAAGTTTTGCCCTATCAATCCAGAAAACTTCCCAACTAGCCGCGGTTTTACGAACGTAGAAGTAGTTCATACCCCATACTGTTTTAAAGATTTCTTTTATCTTGCGTGAATCTACTTTACCTACAGGCAATTTTGATCGAACTTTCTTCTTGTTAGAACGCTCATCAAAACCAGATTGAACCTTATTAAGATCTACTCCAAATGCCATAAGAAGTTTTGCACCTTCGGAATTTGGTTGCAAGTCTCCGGAATTATTAAACAAAGATCCTGCTCCAGGTAGCGCACTAACAGTAGCGCCGTTTTTATCTTTAAGAGATATAAACCATTTTTTACCTGTAGTGTCTATTAAGACGATGTCTCCGATTACCTCGCCAAGATCCTCGACTCTTACACCTGTTTTCTTTGTCGAACCTTTTCTTTGTTCGACTTTAGCAATCTCAACGTTTTTAAATTCTGGATATGTTGCTTCAAGTTTCTTAATCAAATCTTTATAAGAGCTGTCTGACAAACCTCTTAAGAAATATTTTTGAAGATCGGTAACTACCTTACCTTCAAACTTCTCTCCTTTGTTAGCTCCTTGAGCCACAACCAAGTCAAACTTTTGTCCAGAAAGTGTAAACGAACAACTCGAAAACTTTGAACTATTCGGAGAAATGTCATTGAACTTGATCATCGTAGCCTGTGGAATAGTTCTCTTCACAATTTCCACAATATCGTTGATTAGTTTAGCGCTAGTATTATTATCTTTATTGATCAGCTGAAGTCGAAACTCACGAGTCGATTTGTCGCCTTTTCCAGGTTTTCCCGCAGGCGCAGTCGTAGCTACCGTATAGTTATACGGTTTCAATATTTCGTTTAAGTCTGATCCAAATTGTTTAAAATCTGCTGCCATAATCTTATTTATCAAACAAAAGAAAACCGGCCCAAGTATTGCTACCGGACCGGTTTTTGTTAATTATATTTAAATATTTTATTTTTTAATCGCGATATCCACGACGCTCAAGATGATCATTGTCATATGTAGAAGTTGTCTTGCGCTTAAAATTAGTACCAAGTTTTTTGGCTGCCATGTGTTGACCGACTTCTCTTTTAGCTACATTTTTCATAGCTTTATCGCCGCTGTCATAATGCTTAGCTTCTTTTGATGAATCTTCTGCATCATCTGCCTTATTATAATGGTATCCAGCTTTTTTCCAATTTTTATTAAGATCGGTTTTGGATTTTGCAGCATAAGACTTCATTGTATTTTGTGAAAGTTCTTGAATTTGTTGTAGATCTTCTGCTTCGAAGTGTGACTCAAGATCTTCAATATACATATGAAGCATATTAATGTAATCTTCAGAAGTAAGTTCTGGGCCTTCATTAATTGGATTTGCTAAGCCAGCATTTACCATTGACTTCTGTTGCTCCGAAATAAACTTTGCGTACTTGTCGACTGACATAATAGAATCCTCTTATTGGACGATGATTAAGCTACAAGTTTATTTATATAAAACCAGTCAGGCACTGGACGCTTAGTCCAAGCCATCTTGAATCGATCCTGCTTCGTCTGATAGAACTTACGATAAGATCCTACGATGTCATTGTAGTTAATACACTCAGGATTGGCTTTCATAGCCAGAGGCTGAGGCGTCTTGTAACCAACTGGAATGTTACGAGGCAGTTGCTTCAGTGCTTCTCGTAGCAATGTGTCAGTACTATGAACCTTGTCGTAGCGATACGTATACTCGTCACAAAGGGCAGCGAAGTGAATCCAGTGCCAAGTGTAGTTGTTATTGCTTTGTGCAGTCCATATCGTACAAGGATGATGCATATGCACAGCCCGATAGAACGTATTTTCTCGTTCGTCAGGAAGAGTCCATGCCTTCGACATCGTCTTACCTGACTTCGAAGGTATACGACACTGCTCGCCGTCAAGCATGCGATGAACTGTCGAAAGCATCTGAGCACTCTCGACAATCATCTTTACGACATGCTTGTCGCATTGCAGCTGAGCTGCCTTGACTGGATCACTATCGAGAATAAAGAGGTTCATATTCCGGCTTTCTTTACTAAGTCCTTGTAACCACGCCAAGATGGGTGGACATTATCAGGTTGAACATACGAGGTAGAGATGATCTTATCCCCGTATTTGGTTGCGATTTCTTTCACCGCAGCATTAACGCCGGGCTTACAGAAACCTTTATTGCATGGAGGCATAATCCATATCACATTGCCTACCTTAATGCGAGTTCTAATTTTTGTAAACTCTTTTTTAGTATTCACACCCTTATGGTCGTTCGTACCAAGACTAATCACAATTGTCTTGGCTTCAAGCGGAGTATTACCCCACTTCTTATTCCATTGCCACGTATTGAATCCGCCCTTCGAATACGATACGCATTCTTTCGGTGCAAACATTTTCGTGCCAACTCCGATCGAATCGCCGATGATGAGGCAAGCCAACAGCATACTCATACTTGAATTCCTGTCACCTGCTTCAGATACTGTGTTGCCACCTGTTGACTCGTTTCAGTCGCACCAACAATCACAGTATCAGAGATAACAACGTTGTTATCAGGAGCCGACAACATCCATGGCATCATAGCAAAACCCTGTGGTCCCATGCCTACAGTGCGAGGCTTAAGCAGTTCAGTGACTCCGCCGTCTTGCTTGACACGTGCAATGAGCTCTTCACCTGACATCAGCTTGATCGTATATACTTTATTCTGTTCCATCGTCTTCTACCTTATGTACGTATTTAAATTTCTGATCTTCTGACCATGATCTGAGATAGTCGTTGTCCTCATCAAATAAGCGAAGATACTCTGCATCATCGATAACACGAGTAGACGTAATCATCTCATCAATATGCATCTGAGAAAATTCTTCAGCCTCGTTCATCGTGACAGTGTCTTTGGCATCCTCTGCGTTCTCACAATCAACAACATAACGAATACGGTGCATCGAGATTGTTTCTACAAGATACTTAGGCATCGTCTTTCAATCCCATTTCTTTTAATTGATCAGGAGTTGCGTACCATTTCAACATCAGTTCGAGGGCATCGATACGCTTTTGAATCTCGGCATCATCAGCTTCCTGATCGTCCCATACAAAAATCCAACGTGCATTACCCAGGTCATTCTTTAAAGTTTCCCACGTATCACGAAGCTGACTCACAACGATATGATCGACAGCTTCCCACTCAAGTTCTACAGAAATCTTACTCATTAACATTTACCTTTCTATAACGATTAAAAGTGCCATCTTCTTCTTCAACCATGATCTCGTCGAGGTTCTTATTCTCGGCAAAGATACGCTGTTCGTGATCGGCAACAATACGGCCAGCTTCGCGAAGCTTACGCAACACAGCATTTGCAACACCGATATTGTTTCTTCCTGTATCGAGTGCATCGCTGACGGCTTTCGCGCAATCAAAATATAAGTCGCTGTCTAAAGACCACGAATGGTCGGTGGCATTCGTAAAATCACCAACACGCCGCAAATAATCTTGTCCGCCATCGACAGAGATGGCACCGCATGTACACGTTACAAAGTCATGTCGGTGCTTCGAAACGATAAAGTCTCCGCATCCGTTACAACTTACTGCATTTTGAACAATCATTCTGCTGTCACCTTTTCGTGCACTTGTGTAATGTGTTTACACTTATTATAGAAGTTAAAACCGGGACAGTCACACACCCAACCTTGATCGAGCATCGTGACATGATACTGTTTGCCTTTACAGTTTATATATGGCCATGTCAGACCAACTAGATGATGATTATAAAAATCGACACCAGCCATTGCGAGCGGTGTACGAAAGGCGGAATAAGTTGGTGCATGGTCAATCATAGGTTCACCTTACTACAAAAATTTAATTTTGTAAACCCCCTAAAGCGAGGAGAATTAAAATAATAAAAAGAAATCCGTAGAGAGCAAATCGGAAAAAAATCTTGGCGACCTTAAACCCGACCCAAAGGAAGAGGCCTAAGATCGCCAAGAACGGCAACGATGAGAGGAGGAACAAGAAGCTCAACCGCGCCTCTTACCAGTTGCCGGGTCAGCCGCTTCAGACTTGGAAAGGACAACAAGTCCGCCTTTGTTATAGGCTTGGCCGACAATATAATTACTACTGACTTCGAGTTTCTCGCGCTCGAAAGCCGAGTTCTTGGCATAATGTACGCCGATCTCGTTCTGAGAAGGATACTTCTTACGATGATCTGATACGTTATACTGTGGCATCGGAGTGCCACGAAGTTTCGGCTTATAGTTACCAGCACGATACTGTTGATATTCTTCGAACGTTTTTGGCTTGACACCAATACGCTTACAAAACTTACAGTCTTCGAGCCAAGCCAAACCAATCTTGGTGTACTTGGACGTCGACATTTTAGACTTACGCTTACTATGATTGGTGGTAGTGTAAGCAGGACCAAGAAGATGCATTGTCATAATATAATTTCCTCCTGATTCTGGTATACACTACCACCAATTAATTGTACATGCTTACTTTACGTTGACGATACCCTTAAAGTCGTAAGGAACGATGATCGTCGAGACCTTGCCTTCCTTGACGGCTTCTGCGATAGTCACGAGAGCAGTTGCTTCCATGTACTTTGTTGCACCTGCGTTGGCGTTCAGAGCGGCAATACGTTCTGCTTCCAACTTCGCAGTGCGAACCTCTACCAGCTTCTGCTTCTCGGCGTTCTGTGCCTGAACCAACTGATTAGCTGAGGCTACGATGTTAGCGGCAGGCTTGATCTGACGAACGAGCACCTGAGATACGTCAATCTGACCATCAAGCTTTTCAGTAGCAAGCTGATTGACGATTTCTTGACGAATAAGTTGCTCCATCTCTGCACGATTATCTGCCATCTTCAGTGACTCGTACTTACGAGCAACCTTATAGGCAGCATTACGACCGAGCTGACGAATGTAGTTGTACATCAACAGCGTGTCACCTTCTTCGGTCTCGGCATGGAAACCGCGGTTCTTCTCGATATAGAGTTCTGCTACCGAACCTGGATTAATCGAGTAGATCACAGCCATATCAAAGTCTGCAACTGTCGAGTTATCCGAAGCCAACGGAGTCAGATCAACAACATCAACAGAGACGTCCTTGGTAGGAAACGTCATAACATCGCCAAACAGTGTCTGGTTAATTGATCCTGGCATCAACTCTGTGGTTTCAATGGTCTTGTCGATAGCACGACGAACACCTACTTCACCAGTTTCAATACGAGTACACGCAGCAGTCGTCGCCATCAGACCAGCGAGCACAGCAATTTTAGCAATACGATTCATTCTATACATTCCTTTTCAATTAAAACAAAAATACGATAGCCATAGCAACAGCAGTAGTTACTGTCGCAATTGCTAACGAGTAACCAGCTAACGCAACAAATTGCATTCGTTCTTTTCCGGTTAGCCTGCGGAAAATATCGATGCTTGTATATAATACTATAAACAACGCAACAAAAGCAACAATTATTTTACTCATAACAACTCCTTAACCTGGACCACTTCCATTACCCCATGCTTTTGCGGGACTTTCATATACTGAATCGTCCCAACGATCTTGAATTCTTTCTTCTACCTCATCAAAATGAAGAGGCGTGTAATCAGTTTGCTCGACGCAAACGCACAGATAACGCGGATCGATATACTGTTTTGTAGCATTCGTATCCATGTCAATTGCACTCAGTTTGACTTCATTAGCATGCAGATGGCCATGTACGTTGACACGGAACCGTTCTGTCACACAATCAGGATGCAGAGGAATATGGCTCATGATAAACTTATCAGTAAAGACACGGACACCATGAATCTGCTGGAAACCAACTTCACGGTACTCTTCGTCTTTGAAGATATCGTGGTTGCCACGGATGAGGATCTTACGACCATTCATCCGCTTCACTAGTTCAAGATACTTCTTGTTGATGACAACGTCACCAAGGAAGTAGACAGTATCCTGCTCCTTGACCTTCGCGTTGTGACGCTCGATCATAGTCTCGTTCATTTCCTCGTTAGAGGTGAACGGACGGAGAGGGCTACCATCCTCAAGCTTGAACTTTTCCCACGAGTTCGTATGACCAAGGTGATGGTCAGAGATAACGAAACGATTTACAAACTTTGTCATATTCTTACCCTATACGATATATCGATTAATGTACATGTTTATTTTCACACGAACGTAATTTTATCGAAACCTTCTGACATGAGAGGAATCTCATAGCTATCGATCATCTTATCAAGAACTTCCTGAGGAATGGTCTTGCCGCGCCGCGAGTTCAGGCGACGCTTCCACTCTTCCTTCGAAAGAGCTTCCGAACCAACCTCAGGAAACACTACGCATTCGATCTCATACTTGTGTAGTTTCAGTTTCTGAATGAACTTAGCACGAGACTTTGCAGTCAGATTGGTGCGGTCGATAATAAAATCATTTCCGCGCATCAGACATGTAGTAATTTGCCTCCACATTATCTGTTCGGCAAACTGAATCAGTCCCTTGAATCCTTCATCATATGTCATGCCATAGCTGCTAGCTATTTCTTGGATTATGTTATCAGTTGACGCCACAACCGGCGGGTATTCTCCGTACTTGTTGCGGTGCCAAGTTGATTTACCAGATGCAGGAACACCAACTAACATTATACACTTAGGCATCTTTTTTATCCAATTCTTTTATGAGATCAGCGCTGAGCGTCTGGACCTTTTTTTGAAGTTCCCGACAAAGTGCTTCAGTCTTTTGAAGCTTCCACCATTGAGGCGTTTCTAGCATTTCATGTGGCTTACGGAAATAGGTTTGAAGGCCAATTTCTACCATATAGGTAGTCACTAACTGTTCTATCTCTTGAGCCAAATGTTTAGCTTTCATTGTAAGTCACTCCTTTAAACCATACATCACGAATCTCTTCGTACTTCACCGTCTTCGTCAAGTTGTTACGAATCGTGTTACGAACATCATCGAGAATTTTAATTGCAAGATTCATATCAAAAGGTGTATCAAAGTTTTTGAACACAATCGGACGAACATACCCATTAACGTTAGGAGCATGATTGATAGCATAAGACTTACGATCAACACCTGCCTTATCAATGTAGTAAAGAATCTGCACAATATACGCAACAGTATCAGTAACAGCCTTATTGAAATCGCTCTCAAACTGAGTCAGACGATCACGATCTTCCTGAGGCAAGTGAGCCTTCACGTCATCGAGGTTATTGTCAAGAATCAACTCAACAATGTTACGATCTTGAAGGATCTTTTCCTTTGCCTTGTGGATCTGAACATACCAATCGCACTTCAGCTTCAGCATATGCCCATCATCGAAACGAACAACAAAGCCTTCGAGATCCTCAAGATCACGAACGAAGTTAACAAACGAAGACATCGTCTTGTTACCCCTCTGCACCGTATTGTGCCATTGTTCAACCATTGCAAAGTCCCATTGACGAATGACAGGAACACCATACGATTTTGCTAATGAAACCAATCGATCATACGGAGCATATCCGCCAGTTTTAATATCACGAATGGCAGTTAGCACCAATTGGTCTTCTCGATAATCCAAAACAATACGCTGCTTACGCGAGCACCATTCGAAGATAGGAGTAAATCCCGAACCAATCAAATAACGAAACTCATCATACTGAGGATTGTTCTTTACGAACTCTTCGACAGGTTGAGCCACATCAGTAGCACCCATCTTCGTACCCCAGATCATCTCACCATTCACAATGAACGGAGCAATCATCGAACCATCAAGCTTCTCAAGAATGGCATAATCACGAGACATATCGACTGCGTGGTCCTGAGTTTCTTCGCGTTCATTGACGTTGAAGAACTTGTGGAACGGACGACGAATGATCTCGCCAGTTGCAGTATCAAAAATAATACCACGGCACTCACGACGAATGTTACAGTCGAACGTATCAGCCATCATCACATTGTAGTTAATGACAGTATAGCCTTCCTTGACAGCCACGACAAATTCATCACGACCTTCGATTGCAGGCAGTACATCAGAGATGTTTGTGATATGTGGAAATTCGTAGTTCATAATAAATCCTAAAAGAATGGCTGAAGCGACCGATCCACCCTGCAGTCACTAGCAATTTACGAAAGATCACTCGAGATCGCTTCAGCCATTATCAGCTTACACTGATTTCGATTAATTGTACATGTTTATTTTGATATTCCTGCCATCTTCATTATTTTTTCGTCTTTGTCGCTAATTTGACCCCATCGGCGGGCGGAGTCCAAACGGTTTTCATACCAAATTCTTCCATCTTCTTCGATGACAGTTACGTCATATTCAGTGCACCGACGAAGCCAACAAATCCGATCAGTTAACTTATTGTATCGAGCGTACAGTTTATCAAAATTTCCAAGGGCATCTATTTTTTCTCTAACTAGTGCTGCTTGGCATGGCGTGCTAAACCAGCATTCGCGATCATATTCATTAAATATGTTGTAAAGAATTTCATCTGTGACGCGCATTGTAGTTCTCCTTATTAAAGAACCATTATACCGCGTTTTAAATATATTGTAAACAAAAAAATGGGCGACCCGAAAGCCGCCCATCATGCGTGTAGCAGGAGGAACCCCACCTGTGACCCTGCCTATTCCAGTCGTCAATTAAGACACTTGCCTCTTATACAGATAAACTGCATATCCACGCACCACATAGTGTACATCTATTTATACAAGTTCTTCAGTCAATTCCAAAGTTTTTTCACGTTCGGCTAAAAAAAATTCTGGTGTGAAGCCGTCGAATCCTCCGCCGAAGTTAAGATGTCGAACCATCTCCTTGGCCTTACGCATTCCTAATCCCTTCAAAACAAGCTGGTTTGTTTTGGTTTCAAGGATGTCTCCGCCTACTTCAACATAGCCTGCACCGATATCAATCAGTTGCTTGTCATTCACGATCTTATAGTTAACCATCAATCTTTCTCCACTGAAATCCAAAACAAAGTTCTTGCATCTTACGGTGAAACCAGTTCGGTTCCATTCCCTTATTGGGTTGATAAACGATAGCGCCATGCTGGGACTTACCGTAATCCCCCATTAACCACACTTTCCACTCAGACTTTTCTGGCAGTTCAAGTATTTTTCCGGAGACATTCGTTGTGAATTCTACCATCAATTAAATCCTTGAAATTTGTTACGATTGAACTTGTTTACAGGTTTTGACTCATCGAGTAGACGACTGCCAGAATCAGACTTATCAAAGATAGGAACGTCATCGTCTTGCAGGACATCTTCTTGTGCTGACATCTCTACGTTGTACAGTCTCATCTTCGAGTAGTCAACACCAATCACAAAGCGTTTATGCACCGAAGGATCGCCGTAACGATTCTTCAACTGCTTTACCATGATCTGATTAAGCTGACGAAGTTCTTCACTCGTAATCAAGGCAAACATAAAGTCGGCCGTTGCTGGTAGACCGAAAGATTCAGAAGTATCTTCAAGACCAACATCAGAGTTGCTGAAACCAGAACGATTAGTCTGAGTAGCCGAAACTATGGGTACGTTGAACTCGACGGCGAGGCCGCGAAGTTCTTCGGCGATCGCCTTGATGTAGGTGTACGAGTTCACGTTCGACCCCGGCTTTATCCTCGAAGATGCACAGATGTTCAGATAATCGATGTAGATAATGTCGGGGATAAAGTTCTTCTTGATCTTCAACTCGTTCAAGAGATGTCGAAAGTTTGCGGATCCTGCGCATGCTGTTGGATACTCCTTCACAATGAGCTTGCCTTTGGCTCGTTCCTTGACTTTCCCTACCAACTTGTAATAGATGGCTTGTGGTAGATCTTTGAGATCATCGAGTGTCACACCAAGAAGATTGGCATCGATACGCTCGGCGATTCTTTCTTCTGCCATTTCCAAAGTGATATACAAGACATTCTGACCTGACATCAAGTTTTGAGCCGCATTGTGACACATGAACAATGACTTACCGACACCAGTACCAGCAAGAGCAATGTTCAGAGTCTTACGAGGTAGACCGCCTTGAGTAATCTTGTTAAAGAAGTCAAGGTCGAAACCGATACGAACTTCCTTACGATGATAGAACTCATAACGTTCTGCTGCATCATTCAGAAAGTCATGACCGATATGACTATCAAAGGAAACGCCGAGTGCATCAGTCAAGATCTGAGGAATAGCACCGACTGAGATGCTATCCTTCTTGCTATCATCTACCAATTGAATAGATTTCATCAGAGCATTATATAGTGCCTTATCTTTACAGAATTTCTCGGTGTTATCTACGAGCCATGCCACATCACGATCTTCTGACTTGTCAAGGCCAGAAATCACTTCCTTCGCCAGCTTGAACTGGTCGTCAGACAATCCACTTACTTCATTGATATCAATTTCAACAGCAGATTTTGTAGGAAAGTTGTTATACTTTCCCACATATTCATGAATGACAGAGAAGATCTTACGATCTACAGTATCTGTGAAGTACTCTTCTTTGAGGAATGGAATGACCTTGCGACCATACTCCTCGTTTTCAATAAGATTTCCAAATATAATGTGTTCAATTCTCATTCATCCTCCATCTCATAGACTGCTGCTACCTCATCTTCTTCTTGCATAATGGCACCATTCGATGCAGCGTACTTCTTTTCAATGAATTCATTGAACTTAGGACACTGTAGAATAGGATGCCAGAAGCTGAAGCTGTACGTATCGTTCATGCGATACGACTTTTCACCAATCTCTCCAGTTTCCATATCGACCTTCTGGAACCAACCAACCTTTGGCTTGATTACATGACCAGACTCGAGAGCCATGTCAAGTAGACCAGACCATTTGCTGATGCCTTCGTCCCATGATACTTCGATAGGAATCTTGCTCTTTTCTTTGACGAACCGAGACTTTTCGACATTGATGATGAAGTTGTAGCCAGTCACATCCTTGCCGTCTTTTTCTTGTTGACGACCGAGGATGAAGATGTTATCGGCTGAGTAGTAGATACCAGTACCGCCAGAAACGACTGCCTTTGAGTACATTTCTTGAGTCTGGTATGTGTGATTGACCACGATCAGAGGAATATCCTTCAGATTGAGGTGGGGCGTAACCATACGGAACAGAGACTTCAGCTGTTTTGCTCGAGTCATATCTGCGGCAGAGTTTTGCTTGAGTGCATCTTCGACTTCTTTCTTCGAAGCGAGGTTACCGACCGAATCGATCACGACAATGACATGATCACCGCGCTTGATCTCTTCGAACTGATGCATAATATCAAACTTCAACTGTTCGACATCTGTGATGGGAGTATGGAGAACTCGAGATGTGTCGATGCCGAACGAGTCGAAGTAAGATTGTGGAGTACCAAATTCTGAGTCATAGAAAAGCATGACTGCGTCTTGATACTTGTCCATGTATGCCTTCGCCATGAGAAGGCTGAACGAGGTTTTAAAGTGCTTTGATGGACCTGCCCAGATGGTGAGACCAGGAACGAAGCCACCATTGATCTTACCGCTGAGGGCGATGTTAATGGCAGGAATAGTCGTTGCGATCATATCCTTGGCATTAAAGAACTTTGAATCCGACAGGATATCTGAGTCTTTGATCGTTGTATTCTTGCGTAGTTTGTTAAGTAAGTCGGACATAAATTCTCCTTGTCATATTGTTCAGTATAACCGATGTATCTTTATTTGTACACCATAATATTCAGCTATTCAAGATTTTATTCAGTTTAGTAATGAA